CCATATCAATATGCGAATATTTTTTATTGTATCTTTCTATGTTTTTATGACTGTGGACGGTCATTTTATTATTATTTAGGATGTAAAAGTACTAAAATATAAATAAACTCAAAATTATTTTAAATATTATTTGGTGGTATAAAAAAGTGTAATTACATTTGTCATTACAATGAACAAAGAGAAAGTTATACAAATCAGAATAACTGATACGCTTAAAAAGAAGTTTCAAAAGTTTACTAAAAAACAGAACGTATCAATGAGCGAATATTTATTAGATGTAATTAAAAAAATAACACAATGAATGATACAATAAAATTTACAAAGTGGTGTTTTGATAATAACTATGTTCCGAATAATTCGTTTTTATGGTTCGACTATAAATTATCAAGCAAAGAGGTTGTATTTTATACAATAGAGCAACTTTATAAAAAGTATAAAGATTCACCTAGTGAGGAATTACCAATAGATATAGATTCTGTTGCAGAATTAGGATGGCAAAAACGACTATCTGATCGAGGAATGTCAGATAATTATGGGGCATCTTTTATAAAAGAAGACAAGTCTTTCCCCCAAGCAAATTACGAACTTTCTTTTTGGAGAAACACAAGCAGAGTAAGAATAAATAGGATTAATGGCGTAATTTTTGACGGAATAATTAAATCTAAATCAGAATTGAATGACGTAATGGGATATTTACAAATACCTATCTAGGATTAACTCAACATCTTCTCGCAACGAAACGAGAATTTAATTAAATTGATAACATTGTTAAAATTAGCAGTAGAGAAATGAAACACGAAAGACCAAATAGTATAGTTTATAACATGGATAACATGGAGTTTATGGCTAGTGTGCCAGATAAGTATTACGATTTGGCGGTGGTGGATGTTCCTTATGGTATTGGTGAGGATGGATCTACTAATAAAAGCAGAACAAATAAGACAAATTTTGGGAGTAAAAACACCAGAAATACAATTGTAAAAAGCAAAGACTATAAACCATATTCAAGTGGAGATTTAGAGTCGCCAAAAAAAGAATATTGGGATGAGTTAAGAAGGGTAAGTAAAAACCAAATAGTTTTCGGAGCTAACCATTTTATTAGCAAAATACCAATTGACAGTAGTTGTTGGGTAGTTTGGGATAAAGATAACGGGAATAATGATTTTGCAGATTGTGAGCTTGCTTGGACATCATTTAAAACAGCCATTAGAATATTTAAATGGAAATGGCATGGTATGCTTCAGGAGGATATGAAAAATAAACAGAATCGTATTCATCCTAATGAAAAACCAATAGCCCTATACGATTGGATATACAAAAACTACTTACCAAACGGTGGTAAAGTTATAGATACTCACTTAGGCAGTGGAAGCAACCGTATTTCAGCACATAAGAGAGGCAATATAATCTTTGACGCTTGCGAATTAGACGTGGACTATTTCAACGATGGTAACGCTCGATTTGATGAATTTATCATGAAGTATGAACCAGCAGAACTACACCCAATTACTAAACAAGGACAATCAAAACTATTCTAATGACCCAACCCCAATTCGAACAACTATTTAGGGCTAAACTCACCTAAATCCAATCCGTCCAAACTGTCATTATTAGATTCAAAGTTTATAGGCGAAGCCCCTTTTTGTCGTTGGTCAATTAATTGAGATTGTTGAGTCGCTTGTAACTTGGTACGGTTATCTTTAGCATCCTCTTTTAGTTTATCACGTTTGTCAACTAATTGATTCGCCATCCCATCCAATTGTACATTATAGCCAAACTCTTTTTCCATAAGTTGCGCTTTCAATCCTGCTTCATGAGTTAATCTTTTCATATCCGCTTCTGATTGAGCATTGATAATACTCATTTTAATTTGCCCTTCTGCTTCTATGATTTGCATCTTAGATTGTGCCGAAGCATTAGCCGATTCAACATTACTTTGAGTTTGCATTTGCATTTTAGCTTGCTCATTAGCCATCGTCTTAGCCTCACGATCTTTTTTCTTTTTCTTTAAAAGTTCATTCGCTAATGTCAAGTCGCTAATATTTTCGATGTCAATTGCATCATCTAAAGATATATCGCCTTTACTCAAAGCCATTTGGATATAACCTTGCAACTTAGCCTTTTCTTCCGCATCAGGGAGTACATCTATAAATATACCGAAATCATGCAAATACAGATTTTTAATATCTTCAAGTGTAGCTACATTATACTTCCCAACTTGCGAAACAAATTCTTCTCTAAAATCAGAATACTCTAACAAGTCGGCAATACGTAATGATATAGCCTCTGCCATACGCTTAGTAATAAACATCGAACCTTGTAAGATGTGCCGAGTAGCGGTATTAGAATTAGCAGCAGCCAATTTCTGAACACCAACTAATGCATTCGGATCAGGGTCGCTACCATCACGAGCCTCGTTTAAGCCCGTAACATCACGAAGCATAGAAAGGCTTTGATTATACATTCCAACCAATGCTTGTATCTTACTTTGTCCACTATTTTTATTTAATTCTTGTACAGGGATACGAGCATGGTTATACTCACCACTTTGAGTAAAACTACGTCCAATAACACTACCTGTCTCAAAGTATAATTTCAATGCATCTTGTGGGCTATACGTTCCACCATTACCCAAATCAATTTCATTCAATCCATCAGCGTCAATATAAACACCATCAGGCACTAACTTACTTACTACTTGTTGTAATTTCAAATGGGTCATTTGGATATTATCTGCAAACGGTATCATTCTACGAGTAAGTGATTCAATACGACCTTTATACATTCTAGGCGCACAAGCAATATAATTAGGTAACGCATATTGAGAAGAACTATCAGGACGTACCATATTCTTAGATAATTCCCACTTCAATACCATACTACTACCTAAAATCATTATCCCTTCATACCAAACATCAATAGTTCGCTCAATCGTTTCAAAGTATTCATTTGGTGGTGGCGTAAAAGAATCATTTTTTGCAATAACCCTTTCTAATCCATTAGCCAATTTCTTTTTCTTATGTACAAACTTTTTAGTCGTTTTGTAATTATAGTAAAGTAGATTGACAACATCTTTTTGAAATAAATCATCTCTATAACCCCTCATTGAAGTATATTCATCTCCCCACATACCACTAATCGCTGATATTTCTTCAAGTTCTTCTTTAGAAATATCGGGCTTGATTTTATACAATTCAGTTATCGGTGTTGCCTTAACTTCTCCCCAATAAAATACGTCATCAAATGTAGGTGATTCAGTATAAGAATAAACCACATTGGCGGGGTCAACATAGCTAAGACTAATTCCACTATTCGGCAGAAATTCATGTTTAGCCATGCCTACCCCTAGAACAGTTATGTCGTAGTCGAATCTTGGCTTAATAGTAGATTCGTATCGGTTTTGTTCCATGACAGTTTTAATTGCCATTTGTTCTGCTATCTCAATGCCTGGTTTAAAATTAAGTTGCATATATAAGCTAACCTCTGATGGCGAATTAGGCACATCTTCTTCGGGCATACTATACGCATTTACGCCAAACTTTTCTTTTGCAACTTTTAATATGTCTTTTGAGTACATATTATTTTCTACTTCTTGTTGGAAACTATTACGTTTCTCACCACTCATTATATCAACCGCTTCTGTACGAATTTTGTACAACCTATCTTGCATCCCGTTCACAACAATATCAACAAACTTTGGTATAGTAGGTACGGGTGTCCAGTCAATATTTAAATGTGATAAATCGCCATCTGTCGAGAATAGCGTTTTATATTTTGCCGTAGATTGTTCCCCACGAGCATATAATCTTAGTTTGTGAAAGTCGATCCATTGGTCGTAGTAACGGCAACTACCGCTTCTCTTGCTGAACCATTCCGAACAAATTGATCCGCCAATTAGTAATCCGTATTCTTTTGTTTGCTTTTCAGCGTCACTTACTAAAACACTTGGGAAAGCTGTACTGTAAGTTGCTAATTTAGGTGGAATCTTATTCACGTTATTCTAATATTTTACTGACTAAACCTCTGTTGTCATATTTTGTAAAGTTAAGCGAAATTTTATTAGATTTAATTTCAGGCAAATATATATGTTTTTGAGTTGCCATAATAGCTAATCCAGAACTAATTGATGCGTCAAAGTCTCCACGATTACGAATATCGAATTTTGACCAATCAATTAAGGTTTCATTGAACGGCATATTACCTATATCTTCCGTATCTCGATACGTTCCTGCACGATCATAACCCACATATTTTTCAATATAAGTTTGGATTGCATCAGCGTGTGCTTGTATAATATCTTCACTACTATTTGGGATACCACCTAGTTCTAGTTCCGTTGCAGATAATTTAGCAAGGTGTTTATCGGGTCTATTCATACTAAACGCTCGATACCCTCTATTCTTAAAGTGGTAAAGCAAGCGATATTTATTACTCTCTACAAGTATTGGCATACTGTAAAAAAAGCAAGCCATTAAAACATCTTCAAAAAATGTTTCAGCCATTC